GCGTTATAACGGCCCGCACCTTCGCCAGTTCAACAGTTCTCAAATCACGGTTGTCAGGGTTGTCGCGGACAATCGTTAAGGTTGTCAGATGGCTCCTGCTGCCGTGATGCAGACGCCGGCCGAGGTTGCCGAGCGGGATGGTGTCTCAAAGCAGGCCATCACAAAGACGGTTCGCAAACTGGCCGATGGAAAGTCGCTGGAAGTCGAGCGCGACGAACGCGGCCGCATCGTTCGATTCAACGTCGCGCAGTATGATTTTCTGCGGGGCAAGGTTGGTGATCCGAGCAAGGATCAGCGCCCCGAACAGCCCGACCCGCCGCCGACCGATAGCCGCGCCGGCTACAATGACGCGATTACACTCAAAACGCAGTATGAGGCTGAAACCAAGCGCCTCGCGCTGGATGAGCAGATCGGCAAGCTGGTGCGGGTCGAAGAACTGTCGGCAGCCGTCAACGAATGCGGGGCGGCGATTGCCGCCAGCATTGGCCAGCTACTGAACGCAACCGACGCGCTCGCAACGGCGATGGCGCAAAGCGGCACCCATGGGCTGCGCGTCGAATTGAAGAAAATCGAAAACCGGATTCGCAGGGAAATCGCCGACAGTCTTTCAGCGTTGGCGCAACTTGCGCCGGCCAAACCGGCCGAGGATCAATCCTCGGCGCTGTGAAGTGACATGCGCGATCATCCCTCGGCCTTATCCATCATCGCCGATGGCCTGTCGCGCATCATCCGTCCGGCCAATGCCGTCACGCTGTCGCACTGGCTTTCAGAAAACCTTGTTCTGGTTGATGGCGAGCAGGCAGGGTCGCTGTGGAGCGCGGTTGGCGCGCCGTACCTGGCGGAGATTGCCGATTGTCTCTGTGATGACGATCCGTGCAATTTCGTTACGGTGCGCAAGTCGCAGCAATCAGGCGCATCGATCCTGGCCCTCGGCTGGTGCCTCTATGTCGCCGACATCGAGCCCGCGAATATGCTTTATGCGGTGCCTGGTATCGAGGCATTGCGCGATCTGAATAGCGGCAAGCTGCAGCCGCTGATCGACGCGATGCAGAAGCGTGCCAAGCGCGAAATCATTCTGCCGCAAACCGCGCGTTCCGGCGCTGGATCGACCACGTTTGAAAAGGTTTTTGCGCGCGGCGGCCGCCTGTATCTCGGCAACGCCAACGCGGTCATGGACTTATCGTCCAAGACGATTAAAAAGGGTGTTCGCGACGAATTCTCGAAATGGACCGACATTCCGGGTTATGGCGATCCTGCCAATTTGTTTTTCGGACGCTTCACAGCGTTTCGCCGGTTCAAGACGTTCAAGATTCTCGACATTTCCACGCCGGAAATCGACACGGGTGACGAAACCGGCAAGACCGATGGTCATTGCCGCATCGATCTGCGCTTTCGTGCGTCAGATCGGCGGTTCTGGCACTGCGTTTGTCCCGAGTGCGGCGAGTTGTTTATTCATGAGATTGAACGGCTGCAGATCAATAAAAAACACCCACATTTGAGCGTCTATCGCTGCACTTGTGGGCATGACATCGCCGAGAGCGAGCGCATCGGCGCCATCGACGGCGGATCATGGATCGCGACGCATGAGGCCGGCGATCATCCTGGCTTTCATATCGATGCGTTCATTTCCAAGATGATGTCCTATGAGGCGATTGCCGAGGACAAGATTGAGGTCGATCGCAAGAATACCGAAACGGCCCGCAAGGATTTCGACAATCTGGTGCTTGGTCGCCCGCATCGCGTGCGCGGCGACGCGCCGGACCATGAAAAGCTGATGTTGCGTCGAGAGGAATGGTTGAAACGCGGCCATATCCCGCCGCGGGCGCTGATCTATACCGCCGCGCTCGACGTGCAGATGCGTGGCGGTTGGCTTGAAGTTGTAGCGTGGGGCTCGAACCGCGAAAGCTGGTCGGTCGATGCGCGCTACATTGAGGGCGATACCGCCGATGTAAACGGCCCGTTTTGGCAAGAAGTGAAGCGGCACACGATCGATGCCAAGTTTCTTGATGCGTTCGGCGGCACCAAACAGATCGATGCGCTTGCGGTCGATACGGGCTACCGCGCGAATGCGGTGTTGTCGTGGATTCGCAAGCACCAGCGTCTGCATCCCGACACCGGCTATGATGTCATTCTCGGTATCAAGGGCCTGCCGGGTTGGGGCAAGCCTGCCATCGGGCAGCCGACGTTGGTGGACATCGACCTGTCTGGTCAGAAGATCAAACAGGGCGGAAAGGTTTGGGGCATCGGCACCTGGCCGCTGAAAGCGGATTTTTATTCGTTCCTCCGCCAGGAAGGCATCAAATCGGGCCGCGAGAAAGACCCTGACGGTTATTGCCACTTCGGCGAATGGCACGATGAGGTCTATTTCAAGCAGCTTGTCGGTGATCGCCTTGAGCCTGTGAAGATTCACGGCAAGGTGGCCGGCCAGCGTTGGGCGCAAATCAAGGACAATCACTTTCACGATTGTCGAATCTACAACATGGCGATGGCCGAATATCTCGGCATTTCGCAGATCACGCCCGAAGAATGGCGCGTGCTTGCCCTTCGACGCGGGATGCCCGCGGAGTTGAGCGAGCCGAACCTGTTTGCGGCATCGGCTCCGGCTGGTGTCGCGCCGGAATCCGACACGGCAGACTCACCGCACACAAACGCCAGTGAGCAACCTGGGATTCCGGCTTCATCAACGTCCGACTGGCTCGGGCGAGATACCCACGGCTGGCTAAGGCGGCAATGACGATGGCTTATTCGCAATCTGACATTGATGCGCTCAAGGCAGCCATCGCGACCGGCGCCACTCTGGTCAAGTTCGGCGCCGGCGCGGATTCGCGAGAGGTGCGCTATCGCTCGCTGGCCGAAATGCAGGCGACACTCGACATGATGGAGTCGGAGGTGTCGCCCGGATTGGCAGCGCCGCGAACCTCGTATGTTGCTCATAGTCGGGACTAGATCGCATGAACCTCATTGATCGTGCGATTGAGATATTCAAGCCGCAAGCAGCCGTCGCTCGCGCGGCTGCGCGGCATTCATTGAATCAAATTCGCGCTTATGACGGGGCGATGTTCGGCCGTCGCACGCAGAACTGGAAGGCGAACAACGCTTCGGCCAATGTCGCCATCAAGGGCGCGTTGCCGGCGTTGCGCGCTCGCTCCCGCGATGTATCCCGCAATACGTGGTGGGGTGCACGCATCAAGTCTGTTGTCGTGGCGCATTCGGTCGGCGCTGCAATCATGCCGAAGCCGAACACTGGCAGCAGGCGGCTTGATCGCAAGGCGAAAGCCGCTTGGAAAAAATGGTGCAGGGCGCAGAATTGCGACGCCGAAGGGCAGTTGAATTTCGATGGGTTGCTGGCACTGGCTGCCGGCTGCATCGTTGAGTCTGGCGAAGTTCTCGGCCGTATGATCCCAGTGATGCAGACGGCGGCCGATGTTGTTCCGCTGGAACTGCAACTGCTTGAGCCGGATCACCTCGACAGCGCCCGTGACCGGGTAATGAATGCCAGCGAGATCGTTGATCAGGGCATTGCCTACAACGAACGCGGCAAGCGTATCGGCTACTGGCTTTTGCCAGTGCATCCAGGTGCCCGCGGCGTGGTGATGCCGCGCGTTTCGATCCGTGTTGATGCGCGCGATGTGCTTCACGCCTATCGAAAGGATCGCATCGGCCAGGGCCGCGGCGTTCCGTGGGTTGCACCTGTTCTGCTCAAGGGCCGCGATGTCGCGGACCTTGAAGAAGCGATCGTGATTAAATCACGTATCGAGGCGTGCCTGGCCGTGTTCGTGAAAACGAACAATCAGGCTAAAACGCTGACGGCCGGCATGACCGAAACGGCGCCCGGTCAGAAGCCGCGCCGTATCGAGACGCTTTCGCCGGGAATGATCGAATACCTCGACAGCAGCGAGGAGATTTCTGCCGTCACGCCGTCATCGACGGCTAATTTCGAGACGGTGCTGCGTACAACCTGGCTCACGCTCGCCGCCGGCGCCGGTATCACCTACGATCAGCTTACTGGCGATCTTGAGCGGGCGAATTTTTCTTCGCTTCGCGCCGGCAAGATCGAATTCCGGCGGATGATCGAGCAATTCCAATGGCACACGCTTGTGGCGATGTTTTTGGAGCCGCTTTGGGAGCGATGGGTGGAGGTCGCGCAGGATTCAGGCGTTCTGCCGCGCCGAAAGGAAGGCTATCCGGTCGAATGGATCATGCCGGCGAATGAGCCGATTGATCCGATGAAGGATATGCAGGCCGACATCCTCGCCGTGCGTTCTGGCCGTATGACCTGGCCGCAGTTCGTTGCGGCGTGGGGCCTCGATCCTGATACGCAACTGGATGAAATCGAGGCTTGGTTCATCGAGATCGATAAACGCAAAATCACGCTTGATACCGATCCGCGCAAAGCCCTGGCTTCGACCAAGGGCGGCGCGGCATCGGAAGCGCAGACAGAGGCAAACACGAATGTCAGTCCCGGCAAAAAGTGATCCTTCGGCATTGCCGATGCAAACCCGTGCGGCGCCGATCGATACGGTGAACGCGGAAAAGCGCACCGTCGATGTCGTGTTCACCACGGGCGCCATGGTGCGCCGCCAGCGTTTCGTCGGATGGGATACGGCAGTGCCGTTCGATGAAATTCTGGAAGTGTCGCGCACCGCCATCAATATGGAAAGGCTGGAAGCCGGCGCACCCGCGCTCGACAGCCATTCTACATGGTCAACCTATCAACAGGTTGGCGTGGTCGAACGTGCCTGGATCGATGGTGGCAATGGCTTGGCCACGATCCGCTTTCCGTCCAAGGGCGTCGATGATGCGGCCGATCGCATGTTCGCGATGGTGCAGGAAGGCATCATCCGCAACGTGTCCGTGGGCTATAGCATCAACGAGGTGCGTGTTGAACAGCCCGAAAAGGTCGGCGAGGTTGAAAAGCGCATCGTGACGCGCTGGACGCCTTACGAAATTTCCTTTGTCACCGTCCCGGCTGACAAGGATGCGCAGACGCGCGCGGCTAATGCCGAAGTGTTTCCCTGCAACGTGACCCGCGCCCACGATGCCGGCGCCGCGCTCGCGCGGATGCGGATGCGCGAACAGGGCCTCTGATCGTTTCAAGAAACTCTAATCGAAGTCCGCCGCCTGTGTCCGCCTGGGCCACAGGGTAGGCACTCTGTTGCCCAGGTTTATTCTGCAAGGAGCCTTCTACATGAAGAAAATTGACCAGCTTCGTGCTGAACTCGCACAGCTTACCTCGCGTGCGGAAGCGAAGCGCAATGAAGCGAAAGACGGTATGGTGGCTGATGCCGTTCGGGCTATCGAAGATGCCCACGCCGATCTTGTCCGCCAGATCGAGGCCAAGAAAGTCGAGATCGCAACCGAGGAATCGCGCTCCCTCGATCCGGCGCCGGCCGATGCTGTCGCTGTCGAGCGTGCCCGCGCTGCCGAGATCAACACTCTCGCTGTCCGCCATGGTATGCCCGCGAATTTCGCGGCGGATCACATCAATGCCGGTACTTCGGTGGAGGATGTCCGCAAGGCGGTTCTCGATGAGGTCGCCAAGCGCGCTGGCGAAACCCACATCAGCCCTCGCATCCAGATCATCCGCGATGAGGACGAAACCCGCACGGCGGCTGTCGAAACCGCGATTTTGCATCGTGCCAATCCCGGTGCCGTTCAGGTCGCAGCCGACTCGCCCGCTCGCCAGTGGATGGGCATGAAGCTGATGGAACTCGGCCGTGCCTATCATGAAGAAACGACTGGCCAGCGGCTGCGCGGCTTGGGCACGATGGAGTTGGCGTCTCGCCTTCTCGGCCTCGACAACGGCCTGCGCTCCGGCGGCCAGTTGGCCACCACGGATTTTCCGGCGATCCTTGCCAACGTGGTGTCGAAGCGGTTGCGCAACGCCTATGACGTGGCGCCGCAGAACTGGAAGAAACTCGGCCGTCAGTCGAATGCACCGGACTTCAAACAGCGGGCGGTGACGCAGCTCTCCAACCTTCCGAAGTTCCAGAAGGTCAAGGAAGGCGCGGAATTCCAGTATGCCGCGCTCTCTGATGGCCAGGAGGTCTATTCGCTCGGCACCTATGGCCGTATCGTCTCGATCACGCGGCAGACGCTGATCAACGACGATATGGGCGCGTTCGATCGTCTGCCAACCCTGCTGGGTCGCGCGGCGGCCGAAACCGAGGCGACGATTTTCTGGAATATCATCACTGCCAACGCGGCGATGAGCGATGGCGCGGCATTGTTCCACGCCACACACGGCAACCTCGGCACGGCTGCGGCCATTACGGTGGCCTCGCTCAACGAGGCGCGCTCAAACATGCGCAAGCAGACTGGTTTGGCGAAAAAGGACGCTGATCCGTTGAATCTGACGCCGGCGTTTTTGGTTGTGTCGCCGGACAAGGAAACCGAAGCGCAGCAGTTCCTCGCCACCACGCTGTATCCGAACCAGCCGAACGGTGTGAATCCGTTCGCCGGCTCGATGACGCAGATCACAGAGGCGCGTCTGACCGGCAATGCCTGGTATCTGTTCGCCGATCCTTCGACTGTGGACACCATCGAGTATTCCTGGCTGGAAGGCGAGGAAGGCCTGTTCACCGAGCAGCGCCTGGGCTTCGAGGTCGATGGCCTGGAAGTCAAGGGCCGCATCGACTTCGCCGCCAAGGCGATCGACTGGCGCGGCATGCACAAGAATGCCGGCGCCTAATCGGCTTTCTTGACGCAGTGATGTGATTCAATGCCGGCGGCTATCCCGCCGGCATTCCCGTTTCCCCATTCAGAAAGGATCATGATTCATGATCAATAAATCCTCGATCGGCGAGCGCGTGACGTTGCTCGCTTATGGTGCTGCCGTGAGCGGCGGCGCGGTGATTCTGGCCGGTTCGATCCTGGGCGTCGCCGTTGCGACCATCGCCAGCGGCGATGATCTGGTGCTGGACACCAAGGGCGTTTTCGACACCATGCCGAAGGCGACGGGTGAAACCTGGGCTGTCGGCGACGCGCTCTATTGGGATGCGACGAACAGTCGTTTTACCAAGACCTCCACCAGCAACAAGCTGGCCGGCAACGCGATGGCTGCGGCCGCAACCGGCGACACCTCCGGCAGCGTGCGCATCGGCTACCCCGTCATCGTGTAAGGACACGACATCATGCCGTCGCCGTTTGCGAAGCTAATGAGCGTCGCTGCGGCGACGCATGATCGTGTGTTCGGGGATGCGTTCGAATATCGGCCGATGAAGGCTTCTGCCGATCTCAATGCGCCGCGCGGTGTTGATCCGGATCGCGCCATCCAAACCTTTTTCGCGCCGTTCGGCGAAGCTGGCGCCCGTGCGATGGGCGGCCCTTTCCGTGAACCTGGCGTGCAGCCTGGCCGCGCGCAACATGCGCAGACGCGGCCCTTTATCTCGCTCGATCTGTCGCGCCTGCCCTATGCGCCGGTGGCCAAGGATCAAATCTACAGCGCCGACAAGGCCACCTTGTTCGAGATCGCCGAAATCGTGCCGTCACAGGTCGGATTTGTGCGGCTCGATCTCAATATTCTGTCAGGAAAAGGCTGATGCTCGCGCGGACCTTCGCCAGATTGTGCGCGCTTGAAGCGTGCCGGCCGTCAGCTTTGCTCGGCACCGGCAATCCGGCATGGCCGACGCTGGCCGCCAATTATGTGTTCGATTCGTCCATCGATCCGGTTGACGATATGGCGCTGGATAAGCGGCGGCCCATCATCATCGTTTATACAGAGGATGACGATCAGAAGAAAATCGCCCAGGGTGGCCCGAATTTCTACGCCTCGCACATCAATCTGGTGTTCGAGATTTCCGTAATTCAGCAGGCCCGCGAGGGCAGCGACCTGATCGTGGGGCCTGTTTACAGCGACACCGAATCCGAGGCGCAGCTTGACGCGCTTGAGGCGCAAATTTTTCACGCGCTGCATTTCGGCGCATCGGGTGCACTGTTCCGCAAGATGACGCGGCTGCCGTTCGAAACGTGGCGCTCGACCGTGCATCGGTCGAGCGAGGAAGGGCTGCGCATCGCCATGCGCACGATCACCGGCCAAATTCGGCTTGCCGAAACCATGACAACGCCGGCTCCGGCGTCGGCTCCCACGGGACTGGATCGCTTGCCGTCTGCGTTGCAGCCGATCGCCGAGGCGCTTGGCAATTCGACCTATCTGGCTGCGGTTGTGGCCGGTGTGGCGGCTGCTGCGCCCACCATGCCGCAGGCCGTGCCTCTCAACACTGTCGGCATCACCGTCGATGCCAAGACACCCGCCACGCCCGAGGGCGCCGACAGCGAAATCCAGGCTTCGGCCGCCAATCTGCAAGGATAACCGATGCAAAACTTTTTCCTCAAGCCCGGCGTGGATGCGTCGGGTGCGCCGCTTTTCGTTCGCGATCCGCAGTCCGGCAAGCCGCTTGCCGCGGCCGGCGAGTGGAAACCGAAAGATTCTTTCTGGCTTCATCGGGTGCGCGACAAGGACGTGATTGAAACCACGCCGCCCACACAGCCCATGAAAGCGCCTGCCGCCAAGCCGCAGGCGCCGAAATCGCAGTCGGCTTCGGCCGGCTGACTGATCCTCTCTCATCTGAAAATTCATCACCTCGCCGCTTGTCAGCGGCTGATACGGAGCCATGCCGATGCCTTCGGTTGCGTTCAATAACGTCCCCAACAATCTGCTTACGCCGTTCTGGTTCGCCGAGATCAATTCCGGCGGCTCGCCGTTCGACGGCAACCCGCGGCTGTTGCTGGTTGGCCAGAAACTGGCCGGCGGCACAGCGACGGCTGCGGTGCCAGTCGGCCCGATCCAGTCGCAGCGCGAGGCCGATGCGCTGTTCGGTGTCGGATCGATGCTGTCGGATATGTTCAAGTTTGCCCGGCTTGCGGCGCCTGCGCAGCCTATTTGGGCGCTGCCGCTCGCCGATCCGGCCGGCAACGCCGCCGCCGGTTCGTACAGCCTTGGGTCTGCGCCCGGCGTCACGGGTGCTGGCGTGCTGTACGTCATGAACCAGCGCATCACCTTTCAGATCAACGCGGCTGACACCGCGGCCCAGGTCGCGACGAACCTGGCCGCAGCGATCAATGCGGCCGGCCTGTCTGTGACGGCGGCAGTGGATGGCACCACCACCACCAAGGTCAATGTGACTGCGCGGCATGTCGGCACGCTCGGCAACTCGATCCTGCTGGAAATCGCCAGCGATGAGCCGAATGCGTTGACGGCGGCCAACACCACGATTGTGGCGATGACGGGCGGCACCGGCGTGCCTGCGCTTGATACGGCGCTGGCGAACTGCGGCGATACCGAGTTCGACTTTATCGCTGGCGGCTATTCCGACAGCGTGTCGCTCGCATCGGTCAAGGCGTTCTTGAGCGATGTCAATGGCCGCTGGTCTTATGCCAAGCAGACGTATGGCGGCTATTTCTCGGCGAATTTCGGCACGCTCTCGGCCAACGTCACGCTCGGCAACGCCCACAACGATCCTCATGTATCCATCATGGGCTCGCAGGCTTCGCCCTCGCCGCTGTGGCAGTGGGCCGCCAGCTATGCTGGCATGGCCTGTGTGCACCTGTCATCGGCACCGGAACTGTCGCGGCCGCTGCAGACGCTGGAACTACCGGGTATTGCGGCGCCGCGCGACCGTTCGCTGTGGTGGGCGCAGCCGGATCGGCAGGCGCTGTATGCCGATGGCATCGCCGGTTACAAGGTCGATCTCGACGGCACTGTGCGCATCGATCGCGCTGTGACGACGTATCAGCAGACATCCGCCGGCGTTGGCGACGCCACGTTCCGCGACGTGGAAACCATGTTCCAGTCGATGTATGCGGTGCGCTATCTGCGCACGGCGGTGTCGAACAATCACGCGCGTCAGTCGCTGGCGGATGAGAATCCGTACAATGTGTCGGAAATGGCAACGCCGAAATCCATCCGCAACACGCTGGTGCACGCCTACAACGATCTGGTGGCGCTCGGTGTGGCGGAAAATCAGGACGTATTCGCGCAGTATCTTGTGGTGACGCGCAACGCCGAGGATGCCAACCGCGTCGATGCCTATATCCCGATTGATTTTGTCAATCAGTTGCGGGTGTTCGCGGCCAATATCACGGCATTCCTGCAGTACCAGACGGCCTCCGGCGACACCACCAACGTCCCGCAGTAACCGCAGCCTTGCGCGGCTGCGGCCGCGCGGTTCTTTCCGCCATTTTTCGTTTGAGGAGTGCCTTTCATGGCAGATGACCGTCAATTCGGCGGCCGGGTGTCCATCACCATCGGCTCGCAGCGTTTCACGCCCACCGAGGCTGACATCACCCTCGATGTCGCCAATATCACCCGCGAGGGCAAGGCCAATCAGGACGGCTCGGCCTGCTTCACGGCCAAGCCGAAACTGTTCAAGGCCGACATCAAGTTTCGCGACAATTCCGGCATCAACTGGAATGAGGCGATGCGCCAGTCCTCGATCAATGTGACGATCGAGGAGGAGGACAACGACCGCACGCATCTGTTCACGAATGCCGGCTTCACCGGCGATCCGAAGCTGAACGTTTCGGATGGCTCGATCGATGGCGTCACCATCGAAGGCCCGCAGTATCAGAAGATTTAACCGGCCTGCCGGTTTCCAAGTCACCCCGCGCTTCTCCCGCGGGGTATTCGCGCGAGGCGCGCGGCCGTGGCTGTGCTGCTGTCGCCTCGCGCGTTCCTTTTCACAGCCAGGGGTTAGAATATGACCGAAAAAACCATCACGCTTTCCACACCGATCACGGTTCATGGCGGCGTCACCACGCAAGTCGTTGTCCGCGAGCCGAAGGGCAAGGACTATATCGAATTGGGCCACCCCACCACGCTGGTGCGCACCAAAAACGGCGTGGCCGAGGTACAGAACGATGACGTGATTGCCGCCTACATCAACCGCTGCGTTGATGTCGATCCTTTGCTGCTTGTTCAACAGGCGAGCCTTAAGGATGCGATGGCGATCAAGGACGCTGTGCTGGATTTTTTCATCGGCGCGCAGACGAAACAATCGGACTCGTCTGCGAATATCTCGTCCTCGGGGAGCGCATCGTCACCGCCGACCGAATAGGCGAAATGACGCTGACCGAAATTGAACAATGGGCTTTGCGCGCATTAGAGCGGCGCAAGAAGCAACCTCGCCGGTGATCGCATGAGTCGCATTCTTGAAGCCGAGGCCATCGTCAAGGCCAAGGATGCGACCGGCGGCGTGTTCGAGGGCATCGCCGGCAAGATTGCGCGGATCAACCGTGCTGCCAATTCGCTGTCGCGCGACATCGAAAAGCAAATTTCCCTTGCTAACCGCGTCGAGGCGTCGATGTCTCGCTCCGAGCGTGCGTTTCGCGCGGCTTCGCGGGCGGGCCATCATATCGCGGGGACTGCCGGCGCTGCTGCCGCGACCTATGGAGCCTATCAGGTCGAGCGCGGGGCACGTGCCTTCGCGCATCGCTCGGCGGTGGTGGGTGCTGATCGCGCGCATGAAAAGGTGCGCGAGCGTGCGGCCGGCATGACGGCCGCAGAAATTAAGGAGAGCGAGGATTTAGCTAACGATCTGTCGGCTCGGTACAAGTCGCTGCCGGCGACTTCGCTGATGCACATGACGCGGAACATCCGTTCTGTCGTCGGTCATTTCGAAGAAGCCAAGGAAATCCTCGATCCGCTGGCAAAATTGCGGGTGATTGCCGAGGGAGCGCACCCCGAGCGCGCCGAGGAATTGGAAAAGGATTTCGACCAACTCACCAAGGGCATGGAGATCAAGGGCGTTACGCAGAATCTGCCGAAATTTGTTCATTACATGGACGGCATGGCCAGGGCGCTTAACGTGTTCGGCGATACGCTGCGGCCGACCGACTATTATGAAATGTTCAAATATGGCCGCGCTGCCACCACGGCGTTGAGCGATCAGTTCATGCTTGAGACGGCGCCGACGCTGGCGCAGGAGTTGGGTGGATCGTCTGCTGGTAAGGCGCTGTCCAGCTTCTACACGCAGTTCGTCGGCGGCAAGATGTCGAACAAAGCCGTCGCGCAACTACAGCAATATGGCCTGCTCGATCCGAGCAAGGTGATCAAGACAAAAACGGGCAACGTCAAGGGAGTTCTGCCGGGCGGCATCCTCGGCAGCGAGTATCTGCAGCCGGGCAAAACCGACCCTTATGCCTGGGTCAACAAAATCTTGCTGCCGCATCTGGCGGCCAAGGGCATCACCGATCCGGCGCAGATTCAGGAGGTGATTGCTGCGATGGCGTCGCAGACGACGACAGCGCAGATGATGGCGATTTTTGCCACACAGCAAAAGCGCATCGAAAAGGACTGGCATCTTGTCCGTGGTGCCGGCGGTCTTGATTCGGCGAGTCTGTTTTTGAACTCTGATCCCAAGACGGGCCTTAAGGCAGTGCAGTCGCAGTTCGATAATCTTCTGACGACATCGGGCAAGTCACTGATGGACCCGGCGACAAAGGGGCTTAACTGGTTGTCCGACACGCTGTCGAACATCAATGCGATGGCAGAGAAACATCCGAAGGCTGCGGCTGCTGCGAATGTTGGTGTGGTCGGAGGCCTTGCGGCGTCAGGTCTGGCGCTGGGGGCCTACGGATTTAAGGAGGGCGCCAATCTGATCGCCGGTCGGCCGACGTTAACCGGGCGCGGCCTTGCGGCATTGACGCGGTTCTTGGGGCCGCTGTTGCCGATGATCATGGCGCAGTTTCAGCCGGATATTGTCAACGATCCGAACGATCCGGTGCGGCGACGTATCCTTGCGGCGTCGCGGTTGAATCCGGAAGAATTCGGGGCGCTCGCCGATCTCGACAGTCGGGACTCTGCGTTCAAGCGCACTGGCTTTGGCGGCGCGCTCGGCCGTGCCGTGCACGATCGCATCGATCGCGAACGGGCCGACATCGAAAGCCGCCTGGCCGAATTGGGCTATGGCCCGGCTGGCTTGCCAGGTCGCGGCCGGATGGACACGGTTGCGCGCAGTGATCTTCTGACATCGCTGCCGGATGCGCCGCGCGAGCCGGTCAAGGCCGAAGTGGAAGGCAATGCGACGCTCGACGTGAACGTGAAGGTTGAACCGTCGCCGGACTTTCTGGCGAAGGTCGATCAGCGCGTTGACAATAAAATCAACGCATTTCGAAACACGGCCACGCCAGGTTCTGGCACGGCCGGATCGCTCGGCCGGTCATCGCCAGACGCAACACCGCCTCAATAACAAAGGGACAACCCGATGGCACAGCAGGAAGGCCGCGACTGGCTGAAAACGCTATGGGCGGCCTCCTTCAAGGGACAGGCGTTCTATTTCGACGCCGATGAGGAGGAGGGCGGCCAGGATAACGTCAAGCACGTTTTCCCGCATCGCGATGATCCCTTCATTGAGCCGATGGGCGAGGCGCTGCGGTACTTCTCCGGCACGGCCTATGTGTTCGGCGATAACGTCGATGCGCTCGATGCGGCGATGAAACGGGTGATGTCGTCGGGTGGCGCCGGCACGCTGGTGACGCCGCTGGCCGGGCCTGTCACGGTGCATGCCGAGACGTTCAAGCGCAAACACGACAAGGACAAACTCGGTTACGTTGCGTTCGAGGTCAAATTCGTCCGTGCCGGCGCCTCCTCGGGGCTGATCTCGGTTCCGTTGGCCTTGAATGTGGCGTTCCGCGCGGCCGATGCCGCCGCCGTGGCGATTGCCGCGAATTTTGCGGCGACGGCGATGGTCGATGCGACGCAACCCGATTTCGTCACCGATGCTGCCAGCGATACACTCTCGGCGACGGCGGCCGCGCTGGATGTGGTGCGGCAGTCATTTCCGGTCGATCCTAGCAAGTCGGGCACGCTGCGCGACGCTCTGGCAGGCTTGATCGCGGCCATCCCGTCTGCGTTTCAGGCTGGCGGTGCTGCCGATCTGGCTGCCACGCTGATCGATGCAACACGCGATCTGGCCGACGCGATGCCGGCCGATAGCGCGGCGCGGGCGATGCTGGAAATCGCCGATGCCAGCTTGCCTGCATCATCCGTCACGTTGACGGTCACGGAAGGTGCGGCGGCCGCAAATCGCGCGGCTGCATATCGGGTTGCGCGCCTGGCGGCGCTCACCGCCTGGGCCGAAACGATCCTGCGCACGGTGTATTCCGATCGCCCTGCCGGTGTGACGGCGCGGGCCGAGTTGGCGGCGCGGTTCGAGGCCGAATTGTATGACACCTATGGCGCGGCTGATGCCGAACTCTATCTGGCGATCGATGATCTGCGCGGCCGCGTGATCGACTATCTGTCGCAGCAGATCACCAATCTTGCGCCGCTGATTACTGTCACGACGGCCCGGAGCCTTCCGGCGTTGTTCATGGCATGGCGGCTCTATGCCGATCCGCTGCGTGCCGGCGAACTGGTCGCGCGCAACAGCGTGCGGCATCCTGCGTTTATGCCGAAATCGTTTCTCGCATTGTCCAGGTAGATCATGGGTCCGGAACTGGTTTCCGTTATCGCCGGCGGCATGCGCTGGACGGCGTGGGAGCGTGTTCTGGTGCGGGCCTCGTTTCAGGAGGGAGCGCGCTCGTTCCGGATTGAGGCGGCCGCCGAAGCCGGCGGCGCCGCGACGGCGGCCATATTCGGCAAGGGCCAGCAGATCGACATCGATTTTAATGCGGATTTGGCGGTGCGCGGTTATGTCGATCGCTATCAGCCGCGGATGGAGGAACATAAGCGCGCCTCGATCTCGATTTCCGGCCGCGGCAAATCCCAGGACATGATCGATTGCAGCGCGGTTCATGACACCGGGCACTTTGCTAACCAGACGGTGCTGGACATCGCGCGGGCGCTCGACAAGTTCGGCGTCGGCGTCAGTTCCGATGAAAAGCTGACGAAAATTCCGATCTGGCGCATCACGCCGGGCGAATCGGCGTTCCGTGCGATCGAGAAAATCTGTCGCGAGCAGAATCTGTTTTGTGTCGGTCAGCCTGACGGCTCGCTCAAGATCACCAAAGGGGGCAAGGAGCGTCACACTGGTGGCCTGATCGAGGGTGTCAACATCAAGGTCGGTGAAGCCGATTTTAATTATGCCGGCCGTCACAGTGACATCATCGTGCGCGGTCAACGGCCTTATGGCCACGGGGCCGATGCGCTGGAAATCGAAGCCAGGGCGCGCGACGCCGAGGTGGGCCGCTATCGTCCGGTGATCATTCATCACGACAACGACACCGACAAGGAGCGGGCGGCGAAACGGGCCACGACGCGGCGGGACCGCGAGGCGGGGAATAGCCTCAAGTCCAACATCACCACGCCTGGTTTTCACGACGATGGCGGCAAGCTGTGGACGCCGGGCGCGCTGGTGTTCGTGGATAGCCCGTTTCTCAATCTCGCGCAGGATATGGCGATCGAGACGGTGACATTCTCCCAAATTCGGAATGAAGGCTCGTTGAGCGTGCTGTCCCTGGTCGATCCGCGGGCGTTGGGCGGCAAAAGCACCAAGGGCGGCACCGCTGGCGGAGAGTGGGGCAGCGGTGCGGGGGAATAGCGGATGTTTCACAGTTACCCTGAAAACATGGATTCGACGCTCGGCCATCTGCGCCGTGCGACGGTGCTGCAAACCGATGACAGCGGCACGCAGCAGATCCTCAAAAAGCTGCGCGGGCTGGCATCCGAGCGCCCGGAAAATGTCTATCGGCCGCAGCCGCACGGCCTGTCATCCGTTCCGCCGGAAGGTGCCGAAGGACTTCTGTTGTCGCTCGGCGGCCGTGGCGACCGGATGCTGGCGCTCGGCTTCGAGCACAAGGATTACCGGCCGCGCAATTTGCCGGCGGGAAATGCGACGCTCTATGACGACAAGGGCAATGTCATCTGGACCAAGGGCGGCGGCGGCATCGCCGTCGCGGCGAAATCCGGCGTCGTCGAGGTATCGAGCAAGGACAACAAGGTGTTCGTGAAGCCAGCCGAGGGACAGATGGTCTATCTCGGCGGCGACGGTACAGACGGTGTTTATGATTTTGTGATGACCGAAAGCGGGCCGTCGATCAACGTGAAGGCGAGGATTGCCTGATGGACTCCTTGCAAATTCGCGCGGCCGAGGGCTGCGCGGCCGACAGCAACGTGCTGTGGGATTCGATTTGGGATGCTGAACGCGGCCTCGCCGATTGGGGCCTTGCGTCGGCCGCGGAGACGTCCAATCGCGGCGGCCTGCGGGCGACGGCGATTCTCGAAACAGCCGTGACCCTTGCGCTGTTCACGAACAAGCGCGTGCCGTCCGATCATCCGCTGGCCTGGCTCGCTGATGGCGACCCGCAGGGCTATTGGGGCGATGGCGTCGATGTCCGCGCCGATCTCGGCGAGGCTGAATTGGGATCGTTACTCTGGTTGCTGGAACGCGCGCCGGTGACGATCAACGGGGTATCGGTGGCAATTTGGGCACAGCAATTCGCCAGCGAAGCCTTGAAGCCGCTCCTCGATCAAAAGGCGGTTGTTAAGGTCGATGTCAGTGCATCGGTCGAGGAAATCCGCGGCAAGCTGCTGTTGTTCGTCAATCTGTATGGCCGCGACGGTCAGCGGATTTATGACCGGAAATTTGATCTCGTCTGGAATCAGGTGGCTTAATGTTCGCGATCGAAACGCTTGAACAGTTGGTGCAGCGCGCGCGGCGCGCCTTCCGCACGCATCTGCCTGGGTCCGATGCCTGGCTGTGGCCGAACAACATCAATCCGACCGCCAAGGTGATCGGCGGCATGACAAATCAGGTCATGGAATTCGCCGACTATATTCAGCGCCAGAAATTCGCGCTGACGGCGGATGAGGAAAATCTGTCATTGCACGGCGAGGAATATGGCATTCCGCGCAAGCCGGCGGCGCCGGGTGCGGGCCAGATCGTGATTTCCACCTCCGTCGGCGTCGATGTCGCAGCCGATGCTGTGTTTGCGCGTGCCGATGGCGTTCAATTTCTCGCCGTCAATGGCGGCTCGACTGGCGCCGGTGTCGATCTGACGCTGGATGTCATTGCGGCTGTCGATGGAGGTGCTTCAAATTCTCCGGCCGAAACGCCGCTGACGATCGTTTCCGGCGTGACCGGCGACGATACGGCAACGGCCCAGGTTGGCTCTGCCGGCATCGTCAACGGTGCCGATATTGAGGATGTTGAGTCGTGGCGCTCGCGCATCCTGTTCCGCAAGCGCAATCCGCCGCACGGCGGTGCGCCGGCCGATTATGTGATGTGGGCCGGCGAGGTGTCCGGCGTTTCATTCGTCGCCGATCGTCCGACCGTGTTTGTGGAGCGCCGCTGGGCTGGGGCCGGCACGGTGCGCGTTTTCCCGCTGATGTTCGGACTGTATGCGAGCGGAATTCCTTCCGATGCCGACGTGCAGCGCGTGAATGATCATATCCAGACGGTTTGCCCGGCTGGTGCGGATGTCACGGTCGCGGCGCCGCTTGCTCACGAAATCAATATCGTGATTGATGGCCTGGTGCCGAACCGCACCGATGTGCAGGCAGCGGTGCGGGCCGAATTGGCTTCGACGTTCCGGCGTCTCGGCCGCGTGGCAGGCAATGATGACGCGATCGGTGCGATGCCTTATCTCGCATCGCCGCAATCGTTTTCCCGATCGTGGATTTGGCAGGCCGTAGCCAATGCAAGCGGCGAGGAGCGGCACGCGATCACGTCGCCGATCGCCGACATCCCGCTGGCTGCGGGTGAATTCCCGGTTCTCGGCACCGTCACTTTTACCTAACCAGGGCGCAATCTGATGGGTGACTGCCAAGCCGATCGTCCGGCGCCGTTGCGCTGTCCGACGTTCGAGGAAGTCCTGGAATCGGCGCTGGCCTTACTTCCGCGCGGCCGGGCCTGGCAATCGAATGAAGGTGGCCCGGTCAAGGGCTTCGATCCGGCCTTCAATCCGTCCGCGTTCCCGGTCGATTATTTTGCGAGCGGTTATCGCAAGGGTTCGACGCTGCGGCGGTTTTGGGCTGCGGTCGCGTCGGTGTTCACGTTCGCGAATGCGCGCCTTTGCGATCTGCGCTGGGAATTCTGGTGTGCGACACAAAAAGAAACCAACGATCTCTGGATGGCCGAATACGGCCTGCCTGATGATTGTGACCCGTTTCCCGATCTGTGCACCAAGGTCGCTGCGCTCGGGGGTACCCGATGCGAGTATTATCAGGCCATCGCGGCGCGGGCTGGTTGGTCGATCGAATGTCTCGATGCGTTTTGCGGCTCGTTGACGGGTTGCGCGCTTTCCGGTGTTGCGCAAACCGGCCGGCCGCTGCAGGCGGCGAAACTGTTCATTCGCGTCGATCTCGGTAGCAGTCCCGCCTATGCCGCGCCCGCGCGCACCGTTGTGCCGATGTCAGGCCGTTATTTGTCGGGTGCGCCGAACTCCTGCAACTCGCCACCCGCCGATATTTCGCCGCTGCAATGTCTGCTTGAGCGGATCGTGCACGCTGAAATCCAGATTGAATATGAGGTTATCTGATGTCCGATATTCTTGGCCCTGCCAGCACGGCCAATGCGGTTACCGTGCGCCCGACTGATCCTCGCAATTTCGGCGCTGTCGATACGTGGCAGAAAGATTGCACCTCGCCGTTGACGCAGGATGGTACGCCGATCACGGCCGCGCTGCTCAATGGCTTCCTTGCGCAATTTCGTTCGATCTGGCGCGGCAACGGCAAACTCGCCGATGGCACTACGCCTGTTGTGGCCGAGGTGGCCGACGATGCTGGTGTGTGGAAGGCCATTCAACGCCTGTTCCAGCGCGCGCAGCCGACATATGCCGTGGATACGGGCGCAGCCAATCATCTTGTGGTATCGCTCGCGCCGGCGCTGCAGGAATACAAGGCGGGCATGACGATCCGCGTCAAGGTGAATTCCAACAATACCGGCGCCACGGATATCGTCGTGAACGGCCTCTCCGCCCGCGCCATCAAGAATCCAGACGGCACCGATCTCGCCGCAGATGATCTGTATGCCGGCGGCGTGGCCGTCCTGACCGATGACGGCGATCATTTCGAGTTGATGGCCAAGCATACGGATCGCGCAGGATCGGAAGGCACTGGCACACGCTATCGTGTTCCTTATGTGCTGGCGACTGGAACGGCGGCCGCGATCACTGCCACGTATGCCCCCGTGACGCCATCGCCGGTTGCCGGCGATCTGTTCAGCATCAAACTGGCGTCGGACATACCTGGTGCCACAACGTTCGCGCCGGACGCGCATGGCCCTTATCCAGTGGTCGATATGTCCGGCGGTGCGCTGGCTTCGAAATTTGCACTGGCTGGCGATCGCCTGCTGTTCGAATTCGATGGCGTCAACATGGTGGTGCTGAACAAGTTCTCGCTGGGCACTGTCGGCACGATGACGCCCGGCGGCATCGGCTCGATCGCGATGGCTTTCATCACCAGTTCTGGTGCGTGGCCGGGTCCTTCGGCCGGCTACCTTAACGGCAGTTCGATGTGGACGAACAAGGGCTTTGCCGGCGACGGAAACCAGTGGGCGAACCAATATGGGGTTGGAAATCCACCTTATACCGGCACGTGGCAGGTGTTGTCGAAGCGCCCTGCGTTTTTGACTTACGGCGCTGTCGCTGTCGGCGCCCCACCGCCGATTGATGGCGTGACGGACTACGATGAGGTGATCGCGCAGCGGGTCGCATAGGAGCCTACGTTGGAAACTCGCACACTAATCACCGCTCGCAATCCACGATGGGGTAGCCCCGATCATTTTTATATCGAACTTGAATGCAAGTTCGAGGAATTGGCGGCGATAGGATTCGTGCCTTTTACTGCGGCGTTGGCTGATCCAACGCCGCATGGCGCCGCGATCTTTGCGTTAGCTAGGCAGGGCCGCTTCGGGCCTGTCTCTGAATTTCAACAGACGGATTCAAGCCATAACGATGGGGTGGCCCTGTGAGCATTAAACACGCCAAAAACCTCGTCGGCGAGGACAACGGTAATCCGAATGAAGTGCAGCGATCGGACTGGAATCGCGAGCATGTCGTGGATGGCCTGCTTGGGGCGCTTCTCGCGCTCGGCACGGCTGCAGATCGGCTTCCGTATCTGGATGCGAGCGCCGCCGGTGCGCTCGCGCCGCTGTCTGCTTACATGCGCGACCTTCTCGGTACGGCGAGCCTGACAGCACTTATGGCTGCGCTCGGCGCTATCTCGAAGGCTGGCGACACCATGGGCGGTGCGCTGGCGATGAACGGCAACAAGGTGACTGGCTTGGGAGCGCCCACGTCAGCCGCCGATGCAGCCACCAAGGCCTATGTTGATGCGCTCGCTGCCGTTGTGCAGGGCGCGCTCGTGTTCAAAGGTTCTTGGGATGCATCGAGCGGGGCTTTTCCTACCGATGTTGCTGGCATCAAAACCGGCTGGTTCTACAAGGTAGAAGTCGCTGGCACCGTCAGTGGTGTGGATTTCGATCAGGGCGATGAAATCTTCGCCATCGTCGATGATCCATCATCGACCGTCTACGCTGCCAACTGGTTGCGGATCGAAGGCAACATCACCGCTGCGGAAATCGAGGCGGTTCTTGGCTTCGCGTTCGGAACGGCGGCCTCGAAAAATGCCGGCACTGGCGCTGGAAATGTCCTGTTACTCGATGGCGCCGGAAAAATCCCGCCGGTTGACGGTTCGCAGCTCTTAAACCTTCCGGGCGGGTTTTCCGGCAACTATGCCGATTTGTCGGGGAAGCCGACACTCGGCACCGCCGCCGCGAAGGATGTTGGCACTGGGGTCGGAAATGTTGTTCAGCTTGACGGGGCGGGAAAGCTCCCGGCTGTTGATGCGTCGGCCGTTACCGGGCTCGGCACAGCCGCTAAGAAGGATGCGGGCACCGGTGCCGGGAACGTCCTTCTGCTCGATGGTGCTGGAAAAATTCCCCCCGTCGATGGCTCGCAGATCACGAACATCGCGGCGCCTGGCGGCGGCAGCATCGGTGCGTATGTGCTTGCGAAGAACGCGGCGTCGGGTGCCTACGCTTTCGGGGGTACGATAGCGGGTTCGAGTTTAAGGCCATCGGCTCAAATGCTGGACGCATCCGATCTTCCAATCGCCGCGAGCTATCCGGCTGCGGCGCTTACAGGAACTTGGCGGTGCTGCGGCTCCGCAAACTCGGGAGCAGGCGCGGGCATGATGGCTGTGTGGCAGAGGATCGCATAAATGGACATCGTTCTTTCAAATCTTCGCTATGCCGACACGGATAGCGTTACCATCGACATGGACGTGGCCGGGGTCATCGAAGGTGAAACCATCCCGTTCACCTATCATGCGGAAGATGCCGCTCCGCTCTCGGTCGCGATCAAGGCGTTGCTCGCGGCGGGCAGCTACGAGATCGCGGCCTATGTCGCGCCTGCCCTGACGGCGGCCGACCTGATCGCCTACGCGAACGCGAAGCAATGGGCGGTTGCGACAGGCGGCCGCGTGGTGACCGTCAATGGCTCGCAGATCGCCTTCGCGACCACGATGGACAGTATGGAATTGATGTCCGGCAAGGTGCAGCGGCTGGATCAGCCCGATCCGCCAACGACGATCAACTGGCAGACGGGGCCGACGACGTTCACCGCGATCGATGCGGTCACCTTCAAAGCGATTGCGACCGAACTTGCCGACTTCTATCAGGCGACCTTTGACGCGCTGCCGGGCATCTTCGCAGGCATCACAGCCGGAACCATCACAACGACGGCGCAGATCGACGCGGTTCTGATGGCGATCTAATTGCGCTTCACAGTGAAGGCGGCGGCGCTATTTCCGCTCTGGAAACGTTCCCACATGGTTTCATACGCGGCTTCAAGATGCCGCGTATAACTCTTGGTGTCGAAAAGCGCGGTCGTATCGCGGTTGTTGGCGATCTTCTCTTTGATATCTGCTAGCAAAGCAGGATCGCGCGCCAGCTTGAGTGCCATGGCTTCGTAATCCTCGATCGAATTTGTAATCAGTCCCGGCATGTCGATCGCGCGTAACAGGGATGAGGCCACGCGGCTGGCGAAGGTATGGCCTTCCAACGTCACAACAGGAAGGCCAGCCCATAGCGCGTCGCTAGCCGTGGTGTGGGCGTTCCAATGTGGTGTGTCCAGAAACAGATCGGCCAGTCGCTGCCGCGACAGATGATCTGCATGGGCGGTCCTTGGCGAGAAAATCAAACGGTCGGGTGAAATACCGCGCTGTTCTGCCTCCATTCGGAGATTTTGTTCGACAATCTCCTTTGTGCCGAGCAGCCATAGAACGCTTTGTTCAACCTGGCCGAGCAGGCGCATCCAAACGTCGAAAATGGAAGGTGTGATCTTAAAGCTGTTGTTGAAACAGCAAAACACGAACCCGCCGGCCGGAAGGCCCACCGATGCTCGCGAGGGTGTGTCATCCACGATTTTTCGGTTGTCGTCGTTTGGCTGATAGCTGTGCGGCAGCCTAACGACTTTCTCTGTATAGAATTGATCGTCACCGGCTGGGATGACTGTCGAATCGCCAATGATGTAATCGTGATGAGGACTTCCCATGGTGCCCGGATAGCCAAGGTAATTAATTTGAACAGGCGCCGGGCGCATCGCCAGAATGCCGGGCCGCATCCCTTGCGTGTAGCCGTTTAGGTCAACCGCGATATCCGTTCCAAGCTGCTGCAATAGCGTTGCAACCTCCGCATCCGTTTTTGCGCTTACGTCATGGAAAGAATGCATCGCCGTTTTGATGCGCTGGGCAATGGGCTCCGAAATTTCAGGGGTTGTCGATATGCCGACGATCTCAAATCGCGAGTGATCGTGCTGTTCCAGCACGCCGGCGATCAGATGGGCCGTGGCATGATCCCGAAAGTCGCTCGATATGTAAGCGACCCTGATCCGATCATGTGTTGATGTTCGTGCGGTGGGTAAGGATGAGACGCTAGGGCTGACATAGCCTTGGTAAAAACTGCGGGCTGCCGATAGCTGCTGCTGCGCAGAAGCCGGAAGCGTGAGATATATGGACGGTAGCCGGACATCGGGTCGATCGCTATCCAGGTTCTGGATCACGGCAGCCGTGTCTTGCGCGTATTGTTTCCAGTCGCAGAGATTGGCTTTTGAGAGGCAGCGCAGCGCCCTTGCAAACCTCGAATCTGGATGGGCGTCGAGGGACTTTTCGCAAGCGGCAAGCGCGGCGGGGTGATCGCCGCGGCTGCCAAACAGGAACGCAATTTCTTCCCATGCTTCGCAAAAGAGCGGCCTGATCTGTGCGGCGCGTTGAAACGCAGCCATGGCGCCTTCGGTGTCGCCGATCAGCCGCAGGGAATTGCCTTTGTTGTAATGGGCTTCGGCATAGTCTGCTGCCAACCTGATGGCGCGGTCAAAATCGGCGATCGCGGCCTGATATCGCTTTAGTTCGTTGAATGATGTTCCGCGGTTATTCCACGTTTCCGCAACGCCAGGGTTGAGTTCGATAGCCTTTGTAAAGGCCTCGACAGCTTCGCTGGGCATCTTCAAGCCCTTTAAGGCAAGCCCGTAATTATAGAATGTCTGATCGGATCTGGCATTAATGGAGATCGCTTGTCGCAGTTGTGTTGCGGCCTCGCAAAACTCGCCCCGCTGCAGAAGCAGAACTGAATAAAGATTGAGTGCGCCGAAATGCGCCGGTTCGCTGCGCAGGAATGCACGAAAGTCGCGTTCCGCAGCCTCCCATTGACGGTTCTGAAACGCAGTGAGTGCGCGAGTAAAAATATCGGAATTCATGGGCGCGAAACTACCCGCTGCCGGCGTGAACTGAAACCCTAAAAAATGGACAAATCCATGCGCCTTTTGTGCGCCACGGCCGCGCTTTGTGTGGCGCTGGCTATGCCGGCGGATGCGCGGCCGCGCCGTCATCATGCCGGAAATATCAACGAGCATGGCCAGCCCGCACAATGCAATGGGATTCCGTGGTGCGGCTGCTGGATGCGCATCCGCAAGGGTATTCGCGATCGACGCTATGACGTGGCGCGGGCATGGATGTCGATCGGCCGGCATTCGCCGTGCGTTGTCGGGGTCATCGCCGCATCGCCCTGGCATGTCGGCGAGGTCACCGCCTGCCTCGGCGCCGGCCGGATGCGGATGATTTCTGGAAATGATGGCAACGCCGTGCGCGATCGTGAGCGATCGACGCGCGGCTTTCGTTTTCGGGCTCTTTAAAATTTGGATGGTCTTATGAAAATTCAGCTTCATCCAGAGTGGCGCAAGCTGCTTCGGCATGCGTGGTCAATCCGGTTCATGGCATTGGCGGCGCTGTTCTCCGGGCTTGAAGTTGCGATGTCCTGTCTGGCGGAGAATCCGCCGATGGATCGCATCATCTTTTCTGGAATTTCATGCCTCGTATCTATCGGCGCCTTCGCTTTTCGCCTGATCTCGCAAAAGGAATTTAAGCGATGATCCCGGCACAAAAACGATTTTCGTCCAAACAGAAAGGCGTCGTCATTAGTGCTGCGCTGATGGCGAGCATCATTGCGGCCGCCACGCCCATGACCACAAGCTGGGAAGGGATGGACAAGGTTGCACGGCGCGACGCCATCGGCACGGGGCACCCTGTCACCTACTGTTACGGCCAGACTGATGAGTTCGGCGAGGTGAAGGTGGGGCAACTTTTCACCAAAGTCGAATGCGATGAGGCGATCAAGAAAAGCCTGCCGAAATACATCAATGGCGTGGCGGCCTGCGCCACGCGCATCTTTCCGGTGAAGGTGTGGGCCGCTCTGGTGGACGGTGCCTACAACGCCGGGATTGCGGCCGTGTGCCGTTCTCCGATGATGGTGCGCATGAATGCTGGCGATTATGCCGCCGGCTGCGATGCGTTCGCGGGCTGGTACATCCGCTCGGATGGCACGATCCGCAAAGGCCTGATCGCGCGGCGTAGCGGGGTGCGTGGCGATCCGCGCATTTCGGAGCGGGCCTTGTGCATGGAGGGGCTGCATGCTGTCTCGCATCCTTGAAACCTTCACATCCGGCATGATCGATGCTTACTGGTCGTTCGTGACCTCGCCGCTGGTGCTTGGCATTCTCATCATTGGCGCCATCGTCTGCCGCATTCTGGCGGCCATCACGATCATGCCGGAACAATATCGCTGGCCGTGCCGACCGCTGGCCTATCTGCTGGCGGCATTTTTTTTCGTCAACATCGGGCACCGCATCGCCGATCAGCGCGCCGAGGTGAAAAGCCTCACGGCCTCGCTGGATGATGCCCGATCGCAGATCACACGTTCCGACCAGACGGCGGCTGCGGCCTCGCGCCTCGCCGCCGAGGCCAAAAGTACAGCCGCCGCCATTCAAACCAAGGTGACAACCTATGGCCTCGATTTTCCGCCTTCGCCGCCGGCGCAGGGTGCCGCTTCTTGCGGGCCTCGCCTCATTACTGTCGATCAGTCTGGCCGGCTGCGGGACATTGCAGCAGGGCAGGCTGGCGCCAGGGTCCGAAGTTCATTTGCCGCGCGACTGCGAAAACTTGGCGAACACCGTTGAGGGGCCGGACGTGGCGGGCAAAACGGCCGAGGCGGCTTTGCCGCTCTACGCCGGCGCGCTCGGCCAGGCGAATGCCAACATCACCGCCACGCATGACTGTCAGGTGGGCCAGCGTGAACGCTATGCGGGGGGGCGCTGATGGCGATCGTCAAGAAGCGCCGTGCCACGCGGCCGCGTCGGGCCAAGTCTGCCACGATCGTCAAGGTGTCGGCACCGGCCTCATCGTCCGAACTCGGCAATCTGCGCGAACAGGTTGGCGAACTGCACGGCCTGTTCAAGGCTCATATCAAGGAAACCGAGCGCGACAGAACGGCGGCGCGGGAATGGCGCGATGAAACCAAGATCGAGCGCCATGCGGCGATTGCCGCCCGGCGCTCCCTTGAGGGGTTGGTGGAAAAGGTGTCCGGCGCGGTGCAGATCGTGGCCGATCGCGTCGAGCGTGTCGAACATCGCGCCGACGATACCGACGAAAAACTGGCCGCGACCGAAACGCGCTTGAAAGACAGCGAGTCGTTCATCGCCAACATCAAGACCAAGATTGCGATTGCGACCGGCATTATCGGCGGCGCTGTCGGCATCGTCGTTTATGTCCTTCACCTGTTCTCGCATGAGATCAAGGCCCTGTTGCTCAAGCCCTTTCAGTGAGTGTGTATGCGTATCTCCGACGAACAGGCGCGCCGCGCCGCTACCCTCTATAAAGAGCATGGCACCGAGCGGAATGCAGCGAAGGCTGCTGGCCTTGCCAAAACAACCTTTCACAATCATCTGGCGCGTGCGTCCGAGCGTGGTTTCCTCGATTTCAAGCCGGTGCTGCCCGGTTTCGAGGTGAAGCGCACCTCGGCGCAGCTTGACGCCAAGGGTGGCGTCGAGAAGCAGTGGGTGACGCAGCACAAGGAATCCGGCCCGGCCTTCGAATTGCCGCCTGGGCAGATTCTGAAAGGTGTGTCCGCCTTTGTCGATGGCGAGGGCCGTATCCGGCATCAATGGATCAAGACGCGCACCGATAGTGTCGCGCCGGAGTTGATCGGGGCGCTGAAAGCCGAATTCAAGGACTATCGCGGCCGCGCGCAACTGGTGCCGGCACCGCGCCGCGTCGATCGCGATCTGCTGTCGGTCTATCCGATCGCCGATCCGCATATTGGCATGTTGTCCTGGGCGCCGCAGACGGGCGCGGATTACGATCTCAAGATTGCGACCGATCGGCTTCTGGATTGCGCGTCCATGATTGTCGCTAAAGCGGATCGATCGCGGCAGGCCCTGATCGTCAATCTCGGCGACTGGTATCACGCCAACGATCAGCGCAACGTCACGCCGCGCTCGGGCCATCAGCTCGACGTGGATGGCCGCTGGTTCAAGGTGCAGCGCGCCGGCGTGCGTGTGTTCCGCAGCATCATCGACATGACGCTGGCGAAACATGAGCGTGTCGAGGTTGTGAACATTCCCGGCAATCACGATCCGGAAGCGGCTGGCGCGCTGGCGCTGGCGCTCGGCGAATTCTATGCCCGCAACAAGCGGGTTACGATCGCCTTTCCGGCCGACATCTACTATCGGCAGTTCGGCAACACACTGCTCGGTTGCGCGCATGGTGACAAGGCGCCGCCGTCGCGGCTGGCGATGGCCATGGCCGTCGATCAGCGCAAGGCCTGGGGCGAAACCGCCTATCACTGGATGCTGTATGGCCACATCCACAAGGACAAGCGCGACACCATCGGCGACGTGAAGGTGGAATCGTTCTCCACCATCGCCGACAAGGACAATCACGCTTTCGGGGGCGCCTGGCGCTCGGCGCAATCGCTGCAGACGATCACGCTGCATCGCCGGGCCGGCGAGGACAGCCGCGCCATCATCAACATCCCGCCGCCAAGTATGAGGTGACGGCATGTCCTACCTCATTCGTGAGGTGGATGGCGCCGATGAGGATCATGCAGAGGACATCGCTGCCCTTCACCAGCAGACGTTCGGCGCGAGCGCGCCGGCCGTCGATCCGTCGCTGGGCCATTGGTGGCTGGCCTATTGCGACGGCGACACCATTCCCTGCGCCTTCGCTGGCCTGACAGCTTCCACGCTTGGCCCCGATATCGGCTATCTCAAGCGCGCCGGCGTGCTTCCGGGCCATACCGGCCACGGCCTGCAAATGCGCCTGATCCGGGCACGGATCGCTCGCGCCAGGCGCAACGGCTGGCATTGCATCGTCACCGACACCACAGACAACCCGCGCTCGGCCAACAATCTGGCTCGCGCCGGCTTTCGCATGTTTGCCCCTGATTATCCGTGGGGGATGCCGACGACACTTTATTGGACAAAGGATTTGCGACGATGAACGACA